ATGCCTGTTGCCTATGCAGAAGAATATTCGAGTAGATCTAATGAAGGATCTATACAAAGAAATTCCAAGAGCAACTACCAAAGATCTGGGTAGTATCATTGAGTTTCTAAAAAGAGCTAGAGAAGTTCGTACTGGAAAGACCCAAAAGCGTAGGGAAGCTAGAAAAAAGTATGTGGAAAAGCAACTTGATAAAGCCGATTTGCCTTTTTGGTGGTAGAGTAGTACAAGAACAACATTGTAAATGGCTCTCAAACACGGAAACAAAAGCTATTATCAGGTACTAATCGACCCAAACAGAGCAGAACTTATAGAAAAATTAGCTGACAAAGAGGGTATGCGTGGTACCGCATGGGTTAGAAAAGTAGCGTATGAGGCTTTACAACGTGAATTTACTAGCTCAGAATATAAAATTGCTGAAGCCAAAGATGAGTTGATGTGGAGAGAATCTGTACAAAGACGAATTGACGGAAGAAAGCAAAAAGACTAAATACTGTGCCAAAAGGTAAGTATTACGAATATCAAATCAAACGTGCTGCACTAGATGACGATTATCTTATGGGTAATATTGATGAACTTCAATACGCTAGAGAGTCTCTCGACCTAGATCTTAAGTACGAAAAATACATTCAACGCAAAAAATGAAAAGAATAACATGGGTAGAGTGCCCAGGCTGCAAAACATACAGCGATCAGAAGGTTGTCCGATCTGATAGAAATTCAAAATTTATAATCATTCGTAGAAGAGAGTGCTACGAATGTGGACATAGATGGGAAACGATCCAGTATCCTGAGATGATAGTTTCTAAACAACAGGCAGCTTACGCTCGTTGCGAATGATTCTTTTGATGCTGTCTTATCTGTCTTATAAGTTTTACTTTTTCTATAAATAAACGAAATTTGTAAAAAAATTTATTTTTAATTGGTGGTGTTTGCATTATAGCTAACATTGCTTCAAGCTCCAGTACACGCATCATTACGTTAGATAGCACAAGCTCGGTTCTTGCATGATTTTTCATCATGTCTATACAAAAAGCCTTTATCTTATCTATATCATCACAATCCATAACTTCTCTACACCTCATTTCAACAGTTAACTGTGTTTCTATTGGAAGAGGAGTGGAAATCATTCTTATAAATCCGTCTTTTTTCATATCATTGGAGATTTGTTGTAGAGCCTGGGAACATCCTGGACTCGATAAAACTTACTGCCTGATCGTCTATAGTGTTATCTGTCTGTTTAGCTATTGCTTTTAACAGATCCATAATCAATCTTTTCATTGCTTTGGACTTGATAAATACGAGAAGAATTGGCTTTAAAATCTTTACCATTTGTATGTAGTGTCTACTTCTACTCTACCGCTATTTGCCAAACTTGGCCTCAATCCTTATATTTATAGTATATCACTAAGATTATGGCAACTCAAGACCCAAAAACCGACCCACAAATGGAAGAAAAGGAAGAAAAGGATGGTCCTTCTCTTATCTCAAATCTAGTCCAAATGATTATTCTGTTTTGGAGTTTAGCAGTAATTTCTTTTGCGTATTTCGGAAATTCAACCAAACAAATTGATACAACATTCGCTGCTGGATTGCTTTCGGCAGTAATGTCAAATATGGGTCTCCAAGTAAAAAACAGCAGTAATGGCAAGAAACGGCCTAATAATGTAACATCAGGTAAAGATCCTTCAAGTAAATGAAAAAACTTCTTGCACTTTTAGTATTTGCTGGTATTCCAGCTTCATATGCTGGAGGTATTACCCATACAATATCTTCATCTGTACAGCTTGAAGCGGTAACGGCTGGCAGTATTGCAGAAAAAGTTTCCAGTTCATACAGTATCTCAGGAAGCAATGTAACCACGCTCGATTCTGACAGTGCTAGTTCTATCGGTGGGTTTGGAACTACATCAGATGGCGTACCATCAATTACTTTTCCAGATTCAGTAGCTCAGACAACACAGGGAGAAGCGTTCAGTTTCGCAACCAGCTATGTAGAAGGAGACCAAACTCCTTCAGCAGCCAGTACAGTTGGTGAGATACCAAACTTCTCAAGTATCACTTCAACTGAATCAGCATCAGTGGGAACAGCAGATATTGGTTTAGATAACCATACTATTACCTTAACCCCTGGAACTGGCACAGGTGTTACGCTTACTGGATCGTTTGTTACCGACTTAACCATTGACTAATGTGGAGGACACTTCCGTTTGTTTTATTTATATCTAGCCCTGTCTACGCTGTGCCTGTGGTTCCTAACTTCACTCAAGGTAGTTCCAGTAGTCGAACTGAAACCACAACAAATATTACAGAGACTATACGAACATCAAACTATAATTCTGGGTACACATATTCAGTTACAGGATCAGGTATCGAACATGATGGATCGACTATATCTGCTCCAAATGCAACTGTTACTGAAACTATAAACGGTACGACATATACATGGACAGGTTTAGATTTAGGAGAAAAACCGAATTGGTCAATAACAAACCCTTCAGAGGGAAATGCTTTTCAATTTACAGAAGTTTATACACCACCTGGTCTGGAATCTGTCACAGACGTTACTCGCACGATCCAATCAGAAAGCGTAACAGATACAACTACAATATTTTCACAATAATAGGATTATTACTTGGGAGTCCAGCGTTTGCTAATACCTCAAACACTGCTGCTCCCTCTGCATCAGCTAGTGGATCTGTTTCTAATTTTGCTACCCAAATTTTACAAGGAAATACCATAGAAAATCATTATGGAAACGGTATTAAATGCCAAGGTCCACAAATGTCATTTAGCCCATTCATCACCACTTCGTTTAATCAAAAACGCCCTATGGATTACACATACGATACGCCAGTGTACGATCCAAGTGTTGATGATGATGGTAATTTAGTAAATCCTGGTAGAATTCTTTATTATCAAGAAAACTATAGTGGTAATAAAGATAGTCTTGGTATTAACTTTGGAGGAGCATTAACTTTTACCTTTCCACTAGATAACAGATTCCAAGATGCTTGTTTGAAATCTGCCACAACTCAAGAAAAAATACAACAGCAAATATTATCGAAGGAACGCCTCAATTATGAACTTGCAAGGCTTAAAAATTGTGGAGAATTAGCAATTCGGGGTATATCATTTTCTCCAGATAGTGTTTACCACAAATTATGTGAAGACGTAATAGTTACAGAACAAAAAAATCAAGTATTACCTCACACTCATAAATTAGAGTAGACAAGCTACGGGTATTAAACTTATCTACGGATAACTATTCTACCTTATCTTTCTTCTTTGTCAGTTTCTTTATTACATTTTTGACTACTGGTTTTACTAAATTAAGAATGAGCGGAGCAGAACAGCCGACCAAAGCAAGACTAAAAACCCCAGTAAACTGCTTAAAACTTGGAATGTATTGAGAGATAAACGGTACGTCTTCATACAAAGTGATACATTCTATTCCATTTTTACCACGTTCATAACCAATAACACGTTCTAATTTTTTATCGTTACGAAAATCGCCTATTTTTTGGTCTTTTTTACTAGGACAAGGTGGTATTTCTATCTCTTCTTCTTTCTTTTTAGTTGCTATCTCAGGTTTTTGCTGCGGAGGTTGCTCTTGTTGTTGCTCCTGTTGCTGTACTGGTGCGGTGTATTGAAAGTTAGCAGGGTTATAATCAAGTGGTTCAAAACTAGGAATATCAAACGTACCACAAGCTTGATATGTACCTAACTCATCTTCGTTTATTAAGCCTGTTAGATTATTTCTATGAGCATCAACACATCCTGGAATATCAACAACTGGTTTATAAATAATATCTAAAATTGGTGGCTGTACTTCCCATGATCTTATTTTTGGAACGTAAACCTCCTTTATTTCAATTTTTGGTATTTTCGTCATCTATATCTCCGATAGAAATAGACCAGCCATCTTCTCCAAATTTTCCAACTTCTCTTATTTTAGGCTTTTGTTTCTTTTCAAAACTATCGTGATATTTTTTTATTTCGTTGTCTAGTTCTAAATTAAACTTTTGCATACGCAACCAGTGAACTAACTTATCTATGTAATATTTTATTAGTTTCTTGAAAAATCCAAATATCATTTTGCTAAATAAACTTCTACATAAGAATTACATTTAGGACAGGATAGATTTGTTACCATAGAATATTCTTCTGCAAGAACAGGTTGAAAATCTTCATCAATACTGTGATCTCCACCCCAAATTAGTTCAGTTTTACAGTGCCAGCAGTTCATAAAGGCAACATAGGGCCAGTTACTTTTGGTAATTTCTTTTCTATTTGATTTGGCATTATTTTATTTACATTACTCATAACTTTTTCCATCATCATTGCTTCAAACTGCGGACTTGTTATGTAACGATAACCAGCATATCCAGCAGCAATAGTTGTGACGCTAATAATAAAGGATAAAATAGATAGAACAGATGAGATTTTATTTAACATGATTAGAGAAGCCCTCCTAAAAGCATTAGCACCTATTTCTTTGATGGTGTTGTTTTTGATTGTGGGTCTAGCTCCACTGTACCTGTTGGCTGGTCTGATGACTCGATCTTTTTCAACAACATCTCCTTCGCCTGTATCCCACCCTCAATCATCAAAATAGTTCTATTTGTGTCTTCTAAAACTTTACTTGCTTGATCTCTTCTTTGAATTTGCTTTGTAAGTTCCTCTTTCCATTCAAGGATTTGTTTTTCAATAAGACTGTTCATCGTTTTTTATTAAACTATAGCCCAAACAGCACCAGATGGCACTGTTACTGTAACTCCACTATTTACAGTAGGATCAACAGCCATTGCATTATAACCAGAGGTTAATGTATGAGAAGCTGCTATTTCAGATTTTACTTCTAAGATACCGTTATTTACCCTAACTTCAGCACTATCTATCTCATCAAAATATCCAACTCTTACTCTTGAGCTTGTTTCCCCAATATCGTAAGTACTATCTAATTGTGGGTCAAAATGACCATCTCCAGTTATTCTCCATCTATTTGTTCCACCTTCTCTAAAAATTATTCCAGCAGTACCACCAACTATATACAAAACATTTGAGTGATGAGTAATTTTCGTATGGTTTCCTGACCATGTACTACCACTTGTAAAGGAAATATCACTATTTGCTGCGATAGTAGCTGCCCCCGCACCACCAGAAAAAGTAATATCTCCGCTTGCTGTATCAGCAGTATCTGATCTTAATAATGAACTGTAATCAGAAGCTCCAGATAAATTTCGAACATAACTTCCAGTGCCATTAATTACAGTACTGCCATCAACTTGAAACCCACCATCTGCTCTAATAATTCTAGGTGTATAAATATTTTTTGCTGTTTCTTGGTTAATTCGTAGCCATGTAGTATCTAAACTTCCAATTTCTCCCATTCTTGTCGATCCAAGAAAAAACTGAATATGATCTGCTTCATTATTATCTGCTTTTTTTATTAATAATCTAGTATCGGCAGAGCCATCGCCAATAGTTAAATCACCTGTCATGGTATCAGATGTGTCTGACCTTAAAAAAGCAGAACCTTGTATGCCGTCTAAAGTATCAGCGTCTAGCCCAGAACCAGCCCCATCATTTCCCTGATGAAATACAGTGTTTCCGTCAATAGTTATCGCTGTACCTGTTATAAGTGTCTGATCTGATGCTGTTCCACCTACCCAGTTCGGGTTAGCAGAATCGGGAGTGTTTACACTTAAACCACTTTCAGCGTTTACATAAATATATTCTCCTGTTTGACCTGATATTTTTCCAGCAGATTCACCAGCATTTAAAACAAGTTGTTGTCCATTACTCGATCTTAATTCGATTGTTGATACAAGTGTGGCTGGTGTAATAACGTCAGGGATTCTTGCGTCATTTATTGTTCCTGTTAGTTGACCAGCAGGGATGCTAGTTAATGAAGCACCAGACCCACTAAAAGTTGTGGCTGTGCAAGTTCCATCCATATTTAAATTGCCAGAGGCATCTAAAGTCATTTTTATGGAATTATCAATGCCAAATTTCATAGTACTGCTGCTACCTGTACCACCTTTATCGGAATGAAGAACTAAATTTCCTGAGTTACCATCTATAAATGCAAATTGGTTATTAGCAGAATCATTTAACGTAATACTTGGAGTGCCATCAGAAGATGTTATATCTGTACAAGATAAAGTTCCAGTTGTAACTATATTCTGCGATCCAAAGTCAGGAGAAATTTTTGTTCCTGCTATCGCTGCACTTCCAGATATTTTTGCGTTTGTAATAACACCGCTATCAATAGTAAATGTTGCACCTGAGTTGCTAACAGTAATATCGCCCTTATCTCCATCATCAATACCACCACCACCTGATATTTCAGCTACAGACCCATCATCTTTCTTGGTAAATAATTTGCCTTCATCAGTTCTTACCGCTACTTCTCCTACAGCTAAATCACTAGCACTTGGATCGCTACCACTTCCTCTCTTAAGCTTAATTGTGTTAGCCATTGACTCACCTCCTTATGATTTAATTTTAGTAAGTGCCTCCATCAATGTCGAACCCAGAAGTAGATCCATCTTCTAAAAATGTAACCAAATCGGATAAAGCAACTTGTTTCATCGTTCCATTATCATTCATAACCATACGATCTGCTGTGGCAAGAGTTGTTGAAGTTGCAGATGTATTACCATCAACAATATTTAATTCGGCAGTTGTAACTGTTGCTCCATCTAAGATTGCAACTTCAGTCGATGTTAATAAAGCTAATGCAGCAGCAGCACCAGATTGACAGCTAGATAAAGCAGTAAGGTCAGCATCTAGTGGCTGTTTATTATCTAGTTGGGTTTGAATACTAGATGTAGCATCTACTCTATTTAGTTGGGCTGTTGTAACAGTAGCTCCGTCTAATATCTGAACCTCTGTGTTCGTTAAATCTGCTAAAGAACTAGCAGTATTTTGGTTCATAGTCGCCAATTCTGTTAATTTATCCGAATGTGGTTCGACATCAGTTCCGATAACTAATCCTAAAGCTGTTCTAGCTGCACTTGCACTTGTAGCACCCGTTCCACCATCGCTAATTGCTAAAGTTCCTGTTATAGAACTAGCAGCAAGATCAACAGCAATCTCAGTAGATTCAATAACAAGTCCACCATTTGATTTGAGATCAACTGATAATGTATTACCTGATTTCTGTAGACCATCTGCTGTAGTAATTTGACCTGCACCTGAAAATTGAGCAAAAGTTAAATTATTTGTGCCTGTAACTGCTGAACCTTTGTTGCTAGTACAGACAAAGCCATTATCGGCATTGACAGTTCCTTGCTCAATAAAAGTAAACATACCAGCAGCATCAGCACCAGCAGCTAAATCTGCTGCCCTAGCTGGTGACGATCCAACAACATAAATACCATTTTGAGACGCAGTAGACTGATCTTTTACAAGAACACGATCATTAGTAGATAACGTAACTCCATCTATCGTATCTCCATTATTAAGTGCAGTAGATATTGTGATATTTCCAGTAGTTGCAGCTACGCATGAGTCTTTAATATCTAATCCTTGAGAAGTTGCTTCTACAAAACCTTTAGTAGCAGCATCTTGTGTATTTACAGGATCAGCTAAATTAGTAATTGTTTGACTATTGAATGAAACTGAAGCTGTAGGAGCAGCCATTTGATCAAGTCTGTTTTCTCTTACACCTACATCAAAATCGGAGATTTTTGTATGTGCTAAAGACGGAATATCAGCAGCAACTAAAGCTCTATATACAGCAGCAGAATCGCTTCCTGAGGCTGGACCAGCTAATATTGTATTTGCAACATGAGTTGTTACCTTATCGAAGAACTTACCTGAACCACCTATTGCCTCGATAGTAGTAGCTGAACCTCCAGCACCTCCTGTTCCTATACCGATAAATAGAGTTTTACTTGATTCTGCAAAAGCTAACTCAGCATTTGCAAGACTTGTTGGTGCTGAAGATCCTGTAGATCTTTTTATGCGTACTGTGTTAGCCATTTTTAGAAGTTGCCCCCATCGACAAGTGTAAGTTTGGTAGTAGTTGCATCTGCCTTAAATGTAGCAGAAGTTGAGTCATAGTAAATAATAGAACCATCGACTTTGTTGCTACTGTCTATAGCAGTTCCAACTGGCCCTTGAGGTCCTTCAGTTATAACACTGATAACAGTAGGACTACCTTCATTAATCGTAACAGTATTAGTGGTTTCATCTACGGAAACTGTATTATTTGTCTCGGTAACATTAACAATATTCATGTGGTGTATCCTTCCTCCACATATATGCGACCTTCAACCCAGTATTCCTTACTGCCCGATGGACTTGTTAACAAAATATCATATCTATAGTCATTATTTACAAAAGTTGTAGTTTGAGCAGCCGTAACTTTCCAAGAAAATTGACCACCAGCAGAATTTATAATAGTTATCGTAACATCAGCTAATTTGTTTGATCTACTTTCATCCCAAACTTGTGAAGCTACTGTATAACCGTTAAGGTTTAAATTAGCAGAGTTGCTATCTTTTAATTGAAAAGTTACACTATGATCTGATCTTCTTTGGATCGTCATATTGTATGTTCCAGGAGAAATAGCCATATTTAATTAGTAGCTTTATTACCTTCAGCTAACCATTTTTGAACAGCTATATAATGTCTGTTATCTAAGTTAGGTGGGACACCATAATTTTTCCCATCAATAACGACATCTAGTACATCTATGTTACCGTCATCATCTCTTAAATATGTAACTGAAGTGATGTTCATAATTTAAAGCTCCGCATCTAGACTTAAACTACCAGCAGTATTAGTCGCATACAATCCAATAAGATTTCCCGTTGAAAAGCTAGTGGTTGATAATATATATTTTAAAACATTAAATGGTTCTGCACTTCCTTCATGAGTAACAGAAACAGCAGTCGGAGTAGCGGTAGTTCCATCTAAAAATCTATATAGTCTAAAACCAGCAACATTACTAACTGAACTTGTTGCAGCTGCTCTCATACTTGGCATACCTTGTACACAGCCAATAACAGTACCAGACCCACTTTTTCTTCCGCTAAAAGCAACTCCCCTATATGTTGCGTGTGTATATCTTTGAAAATATCTCTGACATAAGTGCATCTCTTGACCAAATGATCTATGTTCAAAATCTGTTGCCACATTACCTACTTCTAACTGAACTCCTGTTACTTCAAATGTTGCATCATTAGTTGTGTACCATGTTGAAGTCATGTCAGTACCAGCAGAATTACTTGAAGCATTAGTATTCCATGTATTCAGTGCTGTCCCACTTGCTGTCATATTTGTTCCTCTAAAAATAGTCCACTCTATTGCAAGTCCGTTACCATTGTTATTATCAAATTGTAAATTACTATTACCAGGAATTTGTTTTGTAACTTTTGTCCATGTATTAGCACTTAATGTATATGAAATAACATAATTTTGTGCAGTTCCATCATTTGTAACCACCCTTCCTCTAAATTCTTGTGCAACACTAGATTTTACCCAAAAAGATAATGTTATAAAACTATTTGAATCTGTATAATTCCATCCGCTACTGGCTATATCTCCTGCTTCAAGTCTTGTATAAAAAACAACAACGTCACCTGCACCAGCACCACTTGTTTGGTTTCCATTTGTTATTAATAATGAATTTCTAAAACCTTTTGAATATGGATCTGTACCTGCTGCTACAGTACTTTGTACACCTCTAGGATTTTCATTCGTATCGTTATGAGATAAAACAAATCTATCGACAGGAAAACCTCCATCGTTCGCTGTACCTGCTGTTCCGTGACGTTGTGAAATTCTAAAATCTCCATTAATCACTAAATTTTTAGTCCCAATCGCTCCACCGTTTACAGACGTTAATTTAGCTGCAACACCGCCACCTGCTGTTGATTCTATATTGTTGACTTTAATTGTTGACATACTTAACTACCCTTGGGATTAGCGTCTTTTACTGCTTTGTTGTGTGCAGCAAAACTGCCTGTTGCATCTAGTTTACCAGCAATAATATCATCGTAAATCATTGCCATTTGCTCTCCTGTTGATGCGTAAGTTGTAGAACCTGTTTCTGTTCTTTTGATTTTATATTCTTCTGCTGCTTTCCAAGCGGTATAAGCTGTATTTAATTCATCATCTGTTGGTTGACTGTCTTTATTTGCAGAATCCCATTCAATAATTTTATGAGGTGTTACATTTTGATCTAATCTATAACGATTAGCATTTTTCCCTAAATAGAGTAAAGCTATATTAATATCTGTGTTTGAATTTATTGCCATAATTATCCCTCCTTATAAATTTCAACTTCTGCAAAAACTTCTGTAGTAAAATTTGATCCTAGACCCATTCCTCCATTGCTTTTTGAAGTTTGTGCTTGATGTTGTAGTTCAAATTCTTTAGCTCCAGTTATGGTCGTTCTGCCGACTATAACAGCAGTATTATGAGGATTATATGATGTATTAAGGAAATTACAAATTCCAAACCTAACAGTAGATGCGTCAGTTATATTTCTTATCCTAAGTTGATGCCTTTCACAATCATAAGCTGTTGCTCTACCTTTTATTAGGTACGTTCCAGCTTGTAACGTAAACCGATTACTGCTTAATGAAACTATATTATCAACATCAGTTACTTCTGTGTTTAAATCTCTTGTTCTCCAAGCTCCACTGGTAAATGCACCTCCATTAGTACCTGCTGATTTTTGATCTGCAATAATTGCGTAACTAACAATTTTAACATCAGAAGTTCTTGCAACAGTTCCATCTGCTGAATCAGGTAATGTTAAAACTCTTGTATTACTAGATGACGAGGGTGCTTGTAAACTAAAAGAACCGCCACCTGATCCTGCATTTAGTTTGATTTTTCCACTCATTTATCCAGCCTCCAATGCAGCGACTTTAGTTTCTAATGTTGTTACTTTAGCATTTAACTCTTGGATTGACTTTGCCATTAAAGAAACCATAAGTGAATAATTAACTCCTTCGGGTTCATTTTTCTCATTATATTCGACAAAGTTAGTAAGACCAATACTATGTACTTCTTCTGCTATGAATCCACCATAAGTATTATCATCGGCCTCTTCTCCTGTTCCATTATGTTTAAAAGTAACTGATCTAAGTTTTAAAACATCTGCAAGACCCCAAGTTGCATCTGCAATATCTGTTTTATATCTAGATGAAGAAGATTGCCTTATTAAAAGTCCAGTTGAAAGTATCCGAACTGCACTACCTCCACTTCCTGTTGTCGAATAAGTACCATTACTTTGCACTCTTCCAGCAGCAACTAACGAATAATCTACATTTGTATTAACAGTTGGGCTACCTAATACAAAACGACCATCTGTCAGTACTCTAAATCTTAAACTACCACCAGCGTAACCTACTATCTCACCGTCTGAACCACTTGAACCTTTAGCATCTAAAACAAGATGTCCACTACCATCAAGACCAAATTCTGCACTAGAACTACTTCTTGTACATCTAAGTCTGCTATCTTGTACACCTGTTCCTGAAATATGTAATGCTGCTGCTGGATCAGCTTCGTTAATACCAACACGACCTTCTGAATTTATTTTTACTCTTTCAGTTCCACCAGTAGCAAAACCTATAACATCAGATCCAAAAGTAATCCCTGTATTAGAGTCTGTTCCTCTGAAAACTGGTGCTGAAGCTGAACCATCTACTCCGCTTATACCAGTTGTACCATTGATATTAAGTGTCATAATTAAACAATAGAAACTACTGAACCAGAAGGGATTGTAAGAACTGCACTAACAGTTAATGGTCCAAATACACCTGCATTTATATTAGACGTTCCATTACCGATTGTATAGTCATTATTCATAGTGTTTTCATTTTCATGAAATATAGCTTCTTTTGGTAAGCCTCCTCCAGTTGCACCACCACCGCCTCCAATTGCACCCCATATATTATTTGCATATCCTTCAAATTCATTAGTTGTTGAATTATATCTAAATTGTCCGTTTGCTGCTGCTGGTTGACCAGACTGACCAGGTTGTTGTGCAGCAGTTCCTACAGGAACTTTTAAAAATCCTGTAGAGTTCATTGATACATCACCTGTCATCACAGGAGAAGCTGCTATGACATGACCTAAATTATCAAGTGTAATATTTCCTAACACGTTATAAGTTGCAGTGTCTCCTGAGACTGCTGTTGCTATTTTTAATTCATTAGTAGAAGTATTTATATGAGGTTGATATTGAGCTATATCTGCTGCTCCTGATGGGTCGGTACTTCCAGAACTTAATGTTCTTAACGCTGTAAATATTGCGTTCATCTTTGCTCGGACTTGAGCACCTGTTCCGTTAGCGGTGTTGTAATTATTATTTGTTTCGCTGGTAGTCGATCCTGGTCTAGCCATTTATGCAGCAAATATTGATCTTATTCTAACTTGCTTTACCAAATCCGACAGCCTGGAATGAAAAATTTCTATCAACTGAAGCATTTGAAGAGTTTTTAAAATGAACAGTAAATCCTGTTCCAGAAAGACTTGTTATTTGAAAATAGTCTCCTGATTCCATATTTAGTGCAGAAATACCAACAGAAGGTAAACTGCTATTCACTCCACCTAAACTAGAAGTTCCCGTAAAAAATGCGTTTTGAAATGTAATTGTTTTTGGTCCTGCCCCACTTGCTATTGTTGTTGAAGATTGCTCTGTCCTTCTCTGTAATGTAGCTGTATAACCAAGCTGACTTACTCGTATATTTTGTGCTGGATCTTCACTTGTTAATTCTGTTTTAAATTTAAAACCTCTACCTTTGTAAGTTCCATTTGCAAAAGTTTGAAACGCAGTAAATGTTGGTGATCCAGAAGAGGGATTATCTTGAGTAGTAGCAACAAGTAATTTAGCATTTACACCAGTAGCCTCTGCTCCATCGAAGTCAGTCCATGTATCTATTAAAGCTGTCCTTGAATCAAATAACGTACCAATATAAAAACCTTCGCTAAGAAAATGACGTTTTAAGTTAAGGCTAAATACACCACCTAAATCTAAAACAGAATTAAAAGCATACTCACCTGATGCGTTGGCAGCAGGATCAGTCAATATAAGAGCACCAGCAGCATTGTCAAAAGTTGTATTAGTTTTTGCTCCTTGAAATTTAGGATTATCTAAATCTTCTCTTCTTGTTTGAGCTAATAACTCCGATAAATTATCAGGGAGGTCTAAAACTATACTTGCTTCTCCTGGGCTAAATCTTCCTCCATCATCTTGAAATTTTAAAATGTATTCTCCCTCTAAAAATGGAACAACCGCTTGAGTAGAGTTTCCTGGAAGTTTATCAATAAGATCTACAGCATTAGCAAAAGTACCTGTACCATCAGTTTTTGTGGAGTGTCTTACATAAACAAATCCACCATGAGTAACGTCTAAATCTGTTGATAAATTCCAACGTAATCTTATAAGCTTATCGTCTACTGGTTCAGCAGTAAGTCCTGTTACATTGGCAGGAACAGCAGTCTTACCTAAAGCATTAAAGGTTATATCACTTGATGTTGAACTAGCTTTTAAAGCTGCGTTTAAAGTAAAAACAGATATTTCATAATCACCAACTTGTGAGTTAAATATTTCAAAATCAGGACTGTTTGTAATAGATGTAGTAACATTATTGTCTTCATATCTATAACTAACCATATAATTTGATGCACCAACAACAGGTTGCCATCTAACTATTATTTTAGAAACAGGTTGATTATTAATTAAGACTATTACTTCTTCTGCTGTTAAACCGTTAGGGGGATCTTTGAGTAAATTTAAATTAGATATAGTTTGAGTTTCAATCGCTTCACCATCTTCAATAAAATCATATTTTTCATTTACATAGGCTAATGCAGATATTCCATAATTTATGTTATCTCTTTCTTCAACCGCCATTACTCTAAATTGTTGAGAAGAAATTGAATCATTTTCAAGCATCCAAACACTATTAGGATTTGGTATATCGTCTAACTCTCCTTGTAATAAAATTACATTGCCTGTTATTGAAGCTACATTTCTAACTTCTACTGTGCCATTTGGCATTATTACACTTAATTTAGGATTATTCTGATCTGATAAATCTGTAGAGTCCTGATCGTCAACAGTAATTTCTGTTGCAGTTGCAGTAATAATTCTTCCTGCTCTTCTTACACCTGCTCTACCAGGGTCAGCAATACTAATAATCGTTCCAGGGCGTACAATAATTCCTGCTTCCATAGAAGTTGTAAATGTAACTACTTCTGTTTCTCTTTGTTCAGCAAAAAGAATTGCCTTTGCAAATCTTCTAGCTTGACCTCTGCTTGTGCAACCTAACGCTTTAACTCTTTTTAAATTGTATCCATATTTATTTTTATAAGCTGTTTCTGCTTCAACCTCTTCAAAGTCCAAATCTCTAGTATCCATATTAAAATAAGAGACCGCAACAACTGTAGCTCTACTTTTTAAACTACTTCCTGTATAACTAAAACCTTCTGGACCAACATTAGCCAGCGTAAATAAATAACTAGGATCTTTCGGACTGTCTTGAGTAAGTTGTAATGCTCCTTGTGCCCAAATTGGCATACATCTCATAATTCCTGACAAAGTATTTATGACATCAAATGCTTCTACACTTGTCTGAATATTTATATTGCAAGCAAACCTAGCCTCTTTTCCACCAAATCCATCGTCAACTTTTTCATTTGAAAATTTACTTGCAGCTACAAAAGAAAATAAATCTAAATTACTTTCAATAATATGATTACCTAATCCATATCTGCTATCTGTAAGTAAATCAAGAAGTATCATTGCAGGACACGTTGTCCATACAGCAGCACCCATCACACCATTAAAAATATAACCGTTGGGATACTTAATTCTTCCAGTTGCTAAATCTACAGTTGGAGTACCAGAATTAGAAGCTCCTGCTCCTGGAATTTTTACTTTTATTCCTCGGATTCTAAATTTTCGAGTAGGAATCCTACTAAAAAACTCTGAATCTAATTTTATTTTTGAGTAAGCACAGTTAGGGTATCTTTTGTTATTGTCTACTAATTCTGCATAAGATTCCCAAATCAAATCTCTTGAAATTCTATCTGTACTATCATCAGAGGTCTTTTTAACTCTTATATCTATTGGATGAGCACCATTTAAATCAATTCTATAATCTCTGTTATAAGCGTCTGCGGTTCTACCTTTTATTGTATTAGTAACTTTAGTTGAAAAACCACCACCATTGTATTGAACTTGAATTTCTAAAGTAATTTTAGAACCAACTATATCTCCATCGTCTTTCATTCTTTGTAGTAAAGGTACGTTAACAGTTACCCTTACAGCATCTATTTGTGTATTGTTTGTTAACTGTCTAGTTACGGCATTAGCATTACCCTTTTTAACCTCTACTCCAACATTAAAAGAAGAAGCAGTACCTTTAACTCCTTTCATTTTGCTTTGACTGCTCGTACCAAAACGAGCATCAAAACCTACATTTTTATGGTTAAAATCACGATCTTTTGGACTCGCTGAGTTTGCACTAGCTTTCAATACAGGTGTGTTATCTAAAAATACATCTTTTTTTGCTGCATTTGCGTATGCATTAGTACCTTTAGTTCTACCTTCTTTTGAAGCGGTTGCGAAACCTTCTATTTCTCCTTCAGAAAGTAAATCAAGTATGATGGCATTTTGTTTACTATGTAAATTATCTTTGGCAATAGTTGGTGGCTCACTACTTCCACCACCACCTTTACCGCCACCGCCAGATCCTATAATGTACTTATTTGTATCTGTCATCCGCTTACTTGAATTGTATCTACATCTCCACTTATAACAACTGAGCCTGTAAATATTTCACCGTAAACAATAGGTATCGGAGTACCCGCCCTAGATGTATTCTGTGTTCCAGCGAAATTAAATGATATTTGTGGGTTATCTTCAAATTGAGCAGTTT